ATGCCGCCTCGCACGTCACGGTGACGCTATCCACGTCGCCATCCCGGAGCGATGCGAGCTCCCAGAGCAGCGACGACATGTCCTCGTCGTCCCCAAAGACGACGCGTGCCGCTCCGACGTAGACGGCCTCCCGGTACCGGCAGCCAGCGCCACCGCTGGGGCTGCCTCCGGCCGCGCGGACCTCGCCATCGCGCAGCGCCAGCAGCGTGCGCGGGGTGAGCCTGACGTGTTGCCGGACGGGCTCGGCGATGCCTCCGTCGCGCGTGGCGACCGAGGTCACCCCGTATCCCAAGGCGCGGCAGCCCCGGACGATTTGCATGGAAAAGCGGCTCACGATGCCACCTCCAGGAACTCGCAGCACATGCGGCGGACATACACGCGTCGGACCTTGGCGATGGCCGCATCGTCGTCGGACGCACCGGAGTCGCGCAGGAGCGTCGCGATGTCGCGGTCGCTCCACTCGCAGTCGAGCGTGCCGTCGGCCGCCTGTGCGGCGACGACGCCGGAGAGTTCCAGCCGCTCAATCTCGGCGCAATCGAGCGCCATCATGGAGTCTGCAACGTCGGCCTCCAGCGATTGCGAGGCTGCGGCATAAATGGTCATGGTCATCGTCGTTCGTCCTTATCTTTCGGTCACCGTCATCGGCGACCACTCAGGGGTTATGGACGACGCTTCGGAAACCCGCAAGAACTTTTTCGCATCCATCTCGAAAAAAGTTTTTCGCTTAGGTTTCTTGCGTCGAAAGCACCGTGCTGGTATTGGCTTCGGGCGCATCTGTGCGCGGGAGGATGGAGCATGTCGAAGAGCAGGTTGGAGCGCTGGCTAGAGCAGGAAGGGCGAGGAGCATCGGAGCGCGTAATCAGAGTGGCAGGCATCTCGCGCCCCACGCTGGCGAAGTACTCGTCCGCAACCCCCAGCGAAATCCCCGGAATGAGGGTCGCACGCGCCATCTCGAGGGCGACCGGGCTGTCCGTCGCGGACCTGCTGCGCCTGACGCCGGGAGAGCGCCGATGACGCTCGCGCTAGTGCGCCTCGCGGGCCGAGCGGCTCGACGGGCTGCGGTTCTATTGGCTCGACTGGAGACGCGCCTCCAGGGCGCAGAGAGGCTGGGCGTATGAGTTGGAAGAGGTGGGTCGCGCTATCGCACACAGCCAAGGCGGCCAAGGCTGCGCAGCGTCAACGGGAGCTGCCGTGCGTCGAGTTGGGTCCACGTCCTAGCCTGACTCCAGAGCAGACGGCAGCGGCTGCGGGGGCCATGCAGCGGCTTCTCCGTGGCGAGATGACGACCGCGGAGTATGCGGAGGCGCTGTGGCGTCTGTAACCTGCGCAGACCCAGCGCTGGAACTGCGCTACCTCGCCAGCGTGCTGCATCGCGCCGAGGCGCTGGAGCAGGCTCCAGTAAGCCACGCGGATTTGACGTCCCCAGCGCATCAGGCGCTCTGGTCGGCGCTTATCGCAATCCGTGCTCGACGCGAAGAGGTGACCCCGTCGTCGCTGCGCTTGGAGCTAGACAGACAGGGCAGGCTAACCCAAGTCGGCGAAGACCGGCTGCTCCAGCTCGAATCGACCCTCGAGCTTGACCCCCACGCCTGCGCGCGGCGTCTCCGAGAGCTTGCCCAGGGCAGAACGCTCCGGGACGCTAGCCTCCAGGCTGCTGCGCTTGCAGAGCGTGGCGCGCTACTGGAGGCTCGCTCAGCGCTTGCCGCGGTCGCGTTCTCCGAGGGCGTTTCCGAAGACCCGGTTCTAACGTTCCGAGAACTCCTCACCGAGTCGGTCTCGGCACTCTCCGAAGCCAGCAAAACTAAGCGGTTCATTCGACTTGGAACGCCTAGCCTTGATGACTGTTTCCGGGCCGGTCCGGGTGATTTGGTCGTCTTGGGAGCAGCGACAAACGTGGGGAAATCCACGCTCCTTTGGACTTGGGCAATGGGCATGGCGCGCGCCGGTACGGCCGTTGGAATCATCTCCATCGAAGACGGCGCCGAGGATTTCGGCTCTAAGGGCCTAGCAGCCATCAGCGGCGTTGATGCCTCCGCAATGTGGGCGACCGGACTCCGCGCTGAGCACTCTCAGCCAATCTCAGCGGGGATTGACCGTGAGGCTAACCTGCCGATTTCATTCGCTAAAATCAGGTCACGGAGCATCGAGGGCGTAGTGTCCCGGATGGCCTACATGGTCCGCGTCCGTGGCTGCCGCGTCCTGCTAGTCGATTACCTCCAGGCCATCCGCCACCGGGACGTCGGCTCATCGACGCGGGAGAAGGTCAACGACTCGCTGGCCACGCTCATGGCTGCCGCGGCACAGCTCGGCGCAGTTCTCGTGCTCGCGAGCCAGCTCCGCAGGGCTGGCGATGGCGGGAAATACCAAGAACCAGGGGACGGCGATTTGAAAGAGTCGGGCGACATCGAGAACAGCGCGCAAGCCATCGTCTTGCTTTGGAGAGAGACCGACGAGGAATCAGACCCAAGATACGGCTGCATTTACGGCAAGGTCGCCAAAGTCAAAAGGGCCAGCGCTGGACGCCGATTTTGGATGCGCAGGGACGCATACGGGCTGCTCATCGAGCAGGGTGGACCCGCGCCCAAGAAGGCTAAGGGAGGCTGGTAGCCTCGTCTCATGGACACGACCGGAGGCAACGCGTCCTGGAGTCCATTACATGGACAGAATCCCGTGTGATTTCCGGGACTTGCCTATCGGACAGTCCGTGCCGTTGCGCGATGGCTGTCCATGACGGTGTCCGATAGCGCCAGCGTATGCGCGCGCTAGCGCTTATGAGCGCGCGTTGACGGTGCATTAGAGCGCGCATACCCCTCCAGCTATCCCATCCGGCTGGATAACCGGAGCAGCCGCTAGAAGCCCCCAGGAAGCCCGCAGGGTGCCGGAACGCTACCTGCGGCCGTCCTGACGGTTTGGAGAGCTCCTGGCGGCATCCTAGGCGCTGCAACCGGCCACGCTGACGGACGGGCCAACCGGTCAGCGACCCAAACGACCCTCGCGCGCGCGCCCGCGCGCTTCTACGTGGAGAAAACTCCTAGAAGCTAGCTTCTAGGCTAGCCTCTAAGAGGTTTTTTAGTTTGTGTTTTAGGTGTTCTCATAAATCTCGCTCCTACTAGAAGACCCCTCCGATGATGAAACCCTACTAGGAGAGAAAACCTACTAGGAGGGAGTATTATGAGCCTACCTAACAACCAAACTAGAAAGACTGATAGAGGCTAGAATAGATGAGTCTTATAGAAGAGAAGAGAATAAGAGAGCGCGCGCAGGCGCGCGCACGCGTAGCACCCTCCATGCCAGAGCTGGTAAGGGAGTGGTGCCGGGTAGCGGTGGACGAGGTTGGAGCGGCTCCTCACGGGCTGCTGGAGGATGGCTACTGGCATGGCTGGGGACGACTCGGAGCATGGTGCGAGCGGATGGCCTGCCGGGGCCTGGGGGGCGGTCGAGCGGATAGCGTCGTCGCCACGCTCGCGACGAGGTGGGCGAACTCGCCAGAGGCCCGGAGCAGCGGCTGGAGTCCTGCCGGACTGGCAGCCAATCCAGAGCGATTCTGGGTTGCTCTGCTGTGCCATTCGGTGCCAGCATGAGCGCGAACGCTGCCGCCGATGCGGAGCGTCGGAATGCGAGAGAGCACTAGACGCAGGGGTGTGTATCTGCTGCATGCTCAGGAGACGAGATGCGAAAGAGGACGAAAACGGCTCCGTATGAGGCGTTGACGCCGGTAGAGCGTGCTGGAGATGATGTAAATTCATCTCGTCCAACGTTGTCTCGCGCGCGTGGAGCGTGGCAGTCCGAAGAGCGAATCGCCGCTCTAATAGCCATGCTGGAGCAGGGCATCCCACTCCGTGCCTCATGCGCTGCGCTGCGCATCCCTGAGACGAGCCTCCGGGAGAAGATGGCCGTGGACCTCGAGCTACGCGATTGGGTCGATGATGCCAGGGCCTCGGCCGAAGCTCGCCACGTCGCCAAGGTCGCGGTCGCCGACGACTGGAAGGCGTCTGCATGGTGGCTGGAGCGTCGAGCGCCAGACGAATGGGCGCCACCGAAGGAGCGCAAGGAAGTGAGCGGGCCTGGAGGTGGTCCGGTCCAACTCGCTGCCGTCGATGCGGTTGACCGGATGTCCCATGAGGAGCTCTCGGCAGCGGCGAAGACGCTGCTGGGCGGTGGCGAATGACGCTCCCGTGGCCCTGCCTCATCCGTGCCGCTGAGCCGTCCGATACTGGCCTAGTCGCTCACTCATGGGTGGAGAGCTACTACCGCGGCTCCAGGGACGTCCGCGGGGTCAGGATTGGCCATTACCGCGTCCCCATGTTCCGACGCGTCGAGCGCATCCTAGCGGCTGCCTCGACGCTGGTTGCGTGCGACCCCGACGACCGGGACCACTTGCTGGGATGGGTCTGCTGGTCCGGGCCGACGCTGCACTACGCATACACGACGCAGCTCCGACGCTCGTGCGGACTCATGGGCGCGTTGCTGGACGAGGCAGACCGCGCCGGTCAGCTTGAGTCCTACTCGCATCGGACAGACCGGTGGATGCGGTTGGAGGATAGCCGGACGCTCCGGTACAACCCCTGCTCGCTTTGGCATCTGTGAGCGTTGAACGCGCCATCCTCCAGCGCTTTGTCCGGATGGAGTTGGACAGGCGCGGGCTTGCCAGCCTCGCCAGATGGTGTCCGCATTTGCCGACAGAGCGGCAGCTTGCATTCCTCGCAAGCGAGGCTTTCGAGAGCCTCTACGGTGGCGCAGCAGGCGGGGGCAAGTCGGACGCGCTGCTGATGGACCATGCCAGATTCTTCGACGTCCCCGGCTATGCGGGCTTGTTGCTGCGTCGCACCTATACGGACCTATCGCTTCCGGGCGCGCTAATGGACCGCGCGAGGGCGTGGTGGGCAGGCACGGGCGCTAGCTGGAACGACCGTGAGAAGCGATGGACGTTCCCGTCTGGCGCTTCGCTGTCGTTTGGATACTGCGAGTCTCCGGCCGACGTCTTCCGCTACCAGGGCAGCGAACTCCACCGAATCGGCGTCGATGAGCTGACGCAATGGGAGGAACGGCCGTATCGATACCTCCTTGGCCGGATTCGGCGCGTTGCTGGCGTGTCTGTGCCGCTAGGGATGCGAGCGGCAACGAATCCCGGAGGGGTCGGACACTCATGGGTCAAGTCGCGCTTCATCGAGCCGGCGGACGCCTCCAGGCCGTTTATCCCAGCCAAGATTGACGATAATCCACACCTAGACCGGGCCGAATACCGTCGAGCGCTGTCGCTGCTCGACGACACTACCAGGGACCAACTCGAGCGCGGGCTTTGGCTGCAAGACGAGGCTGGGCGAATCTACCGCTACGAGGCAGAGCGCAACGCCTGCGATGCCATCCCGGAGCGGGAGGATTGGCGCGTCATCCTGGCTGTGGACCTCGGCGCTTCGGAGCGGGAGCCAACCTCGGGTTTCGTCGTTGTGCTCTGGCATCCGCACGACGAGACGACCTACATCGCCGAGGCTTGGAAGGAGGCGGGGCTAACGCCCTCGAGCCTAGCAGAGCGCATCAAGGCCACCGAGGCCCGCTACCGGGAATCCGGCTGCGTCTGGGATGGCACCATCCTCGATGAGGGCGCGCTAGGCAGAGGCTATGGCAACGAGATGCGGGCGCGGCATGGCATCGCAGCCAGGCCAGCCGAGAAGCGCGACAAGTTGGGTTACCGAAAGCTCCTCAACGGAGCCTTTCGGGACGGTCGCATCAAGCTCCGTGCGGACTCCTGTAGGGAGCTAATCAGCGAACTCGACAACTTGCTCTGGAACCCAGCGGGAACCGATGCAGCACCGGGACTAGCGGACCATATCTCCGACGCGCTACTCTATGGCTGGCGAATGGCACGCTCTTATGCGAGCCAGACTCCAGCGACACTCCCAGCGCACGGGACTCCAGAGCACTCAGCACAGCAGGCTAGAGAATGGCGAGAACGCGAGCGGACGGCATGGCAACGGAAGCAGGACTCAGCGCCGGGGGAGGACTGGTGAGCGAACTCGCTGCGCTCATCGAGCATCTCCGCGCCTCCGGTGCCGTCCGGGTCCGTGTCGGCGATGTCGAGGTGCAATGGGCGGGGCCTCCGTCTCGAGTCGCTGAGGCAGACCGTCCGGTGTCGCTTGAGGAGCGCCAAACGCGCGCGCGCGACGACGAAGAATCACTACTGTTTGCAGCGAGTGGGTGACTAAATGGCCGTCGATCTCAGGCAGTTTGCTGGTGGGCGAGTCTCTGACCGGCGTTGGTGGCTGCAGGACGAGGGCAAATCCCATCACGCGTTGGTGGGAGTCGCTGCGTTCTTGGCAGAGCGTTCCCGCGGGCGTCACGAGATGGACCGGCGCCATCTGCGCCTCTATGGAGGCGCGGAGTATTTCGGGCTTTTCCCCGGCAGCTATTCCAAGGTCCTCCCGACTGACCTCCGAGTGGCTTGGAACGTGGTTCAGGCGTGCGCCGATACCTACGTCGCCAAGATGGTCCGCAGCACTCCTGCGCCGATGTTCCTGACCAACGGAGCGGACTACGACACGCGCCGAAAAGCCGATAAACTCAACAAGTTTGGCAAGGGCTGTCTATTCCAAAGCAACGCCTACAGGCATGCTCCGACCATCGAGCGCGACGCAGCCATCTTCGGGACTGGCTGCCTCCACGTTTACGCCGACGCAGAGACCGGGCGCATCTGTTCGGAGCGTGTCTACCCGTGGGAGATTCTGGTCGATGATGTTGAGGCGATGTATGGCGAGCCGCGCCAACTCATTCGACGCAAGTTCGTTGACCGCTCTGTGTTGGCGGAACTGT